CCCTTTTTTACACAATCCTAAGATGATCGTAAAATCCTCGGAGGCGTATTTATGACCCACTCTGAACGTATAGTCCGCCTCCGGCGCAAGGCGCGGCGGCTAGCTCCACCTGCCGACCGCCGCGCTGCCCTGCTGGAGCTGGCCCGGCTGCACCGTGGCCCGAGGCGCTGGTTGTATCTGTGTCGTGCGAATATGATCAAGCTCTGATGGTAGGTGCGAGACAAAAGGCAGCGGGAGACCTAACCGGACACGGCGAGCGTACCGAGCTGGAGGTCGTGACCCACGGCGCCCTCGAAGTCCCTTCTCTACCGGACAACGTGACGACGCCCGAGGCGCGGGAGCATTGGCAGGCGATATGGACATCGACCATCGCCCGATACTGGGAGCCCGCGAGCGACCACGGCGGGCTCGTGCGGTACATCCAGACGTTCGACGCCTGGGTCAAGGCGAGGGTCATCGGGACGAAGGCGCCGCTCGTCAAGGGCGCCGCTGGGCAGATGAGGCCGAACCCTATCGAGGCAACCATCACCCGGCTCGCCCACGAGCTGCGGAGCCTGGAAACCCGCTATGGGCTGACGCCCAAGGATCGCATCGGTCTCGGTATCGACATCACCGCCGGCCTCCTGGCCGGCAAATCTCTTGAGCGCGAGCTGGAGGCCGCTGCCGAAGAGGTCGAGGCGAGTATGGACGAGATCGACCCGGAGTGGCTGGCCGATGATTAGGTGCCGCTACCCCGTCACCGAATTCGTATCTCTACACGTATACGTGAGGCACCTTGCGGCACCCGCGTACGTATAGGGAGGTGCCGCAGGTGCCGCAGGTGCCGGACGATAACGGATCTGTTTTCGGAGATCTCATGCGTCGTTTCAAAGGTGCGGCACCCACGGCACTCAGGGCCGCCGATTCGTATCTGAAAACAGGTGCCGTAGGTACGCGGCAGAGCTGGCCCCGACCGGCACCCCCTAGGTTCAAACGGGGGCCGGGGTATGATAAAACGGTCGCGGCGCATGAACGCCCGACCGCACGGCATCGAAGGGAGACAGACGATGCAACCGAATGATATCACCGCAGGATTCTGGCGCAGGGTGGCGAAGCACCCGACCGACCCCGAGGGGTGCTGGATATGGCTGGGACTGCGCCCGGACAGATACAGCATGAGGGGGCTGGTGGTGCGCCCTGCCGACGTGACCTGGGCCGCAAAGCACGGGCCGATCCCCGAGGGGGGGCGGGTCGAGAGGGGGGGCGGGTGTTATGCCGAATGCGTCAACCCGGCGCACCTGGAGCTGAGCGCCCCACCGCTGACCGACGACGACATCGACTGGAGCAACTGATGACCTTGAAGATCGTACAGCGCAAGGTCGGCGAGCTGACCGCCTACGCGGCGAACGCCCGCACCCATTCGCCCGCGCAGGTGGCCCAGATCGCCGCCAGCATCACCGAGTTCGGCTGGACGAACCCGCTACTGATCGACCCGGACGGCGGGCTGGTAGCAGGCCACGGGCGGCTGGCCGCCGCCGAGTCGCTGGGCCTCGCCCGCGTGCCGTGCATAGTCCTCGACGACCTGACGCCCGAGCAGCGCCGCGCCTACGTCCTGGCCGACAACCAGCTCGCGCTGAACGCAGGGTGGGATGACGCCATCCTCGAGTCGGAGTTGGCAGCACTGACGGTGAGCGACTACGACCTGAGCGTGATCGGGTTCAGCGACAAAGAGCTGGCCGCGCTGATGAGTCCGACAGAGGGAGAGACCGACCCTGACTCTGTACCAGAGCCACCAGCGGCGCCGGTGACTAAGCCGGGCGACCTGTACGTGCTAGGAGACCACCGGCTGCTGTGCGGGGATGCTACGAGCGCAGAGGACGTGACGCGGCTCCTGGGCGGCGCCGTGCCGAACCTGATGGTCACCGATCCTCCTTACGGCGTGAACTACGACCCCGCGTGGCGCAGCGGCGCGAAACGCACCGGCAAGGTCGCCAATGACGACCGGCATGATTGGCACGAGGCCTACGCGCTGTTCCCCGGTGACGTCGCCTACGTGTGGCACGGATACAAGATGCTCGTGCCGCTGGCCGGCCACCTGGATGAATGCGGCTTCGACCGGCGCGCCCTGATCGTCTGGGCTAAACCGTCGCTCGTGATGAGTCGCGGTCACTACCATTGGCAGTTCGAGTCGGCGTGGTATGCGGTGAGGAAAAAGGGAACCGCGCGATGGATCGGTGATCGGTCTCAAGCGACGGTCTGGAGTTTTGATTCAGTAAGGGCTAATCGAGACCGAGACGGTGAGAATGAAGCGACCAGCCACGGCACCCAGAAGCCTGTCGAGTGCATGGCCCGCCCGATCAGGAACCACGAGGGCGACGTGTACGACCCGTTCGTGGGCTCGGGCACGACGATCATCGCCGCCGAGCAGCTAGGACGCCGGTGCTACGCGATGGAGATCGACCCGGTCTATGTTGACGTGGCGGTCAAGCGGTGGGAGGAATTCACCGGCAGGGAGGCCGTGAAGATATGACACTAAAGATTACCCAGAGAAAAACAACCGATCTGACCGCCTACGCGGCGAACGCCCGGACGCATTCGCCCGCGCAGGTGGCCCAGATCGCTGCCAGCATTGAAGAGTTCGGGTGGACGAACCCGCTACTGATCGACCCGGACGGCGTGCTAATCGCAGGCCACGGGCGGCTCGCTGCCGCCGAGACGTTGGGTATGGACAAGGTGCCGTGCATAGTCCTCGACGACCTGACGCCCGAGCAGCGGAGAGCGTACGTGCTGGCCGATAACAAGCTCGCGTTGAACGCAGGGTGGGACGATGCGCTGCTTGAGTCGGAGTTGGCCGCCCTGACGGCGAGCGACTACGACCTGTCGGTGATCGGGTTCAGCGAGCACGAGCTTGCGAGGCTTGCGCCGCCTGACGAGTTCCCCGAGGTCACCGAGTCGATACCAACTCCGCACGAGTGCCCGAAGTGCGGATACACGTGGGCGTGAGGGTTCCATACCGGGTGCCGTCCATGGCCGAGGTTGCCGAGGTCGCGCCGAATGGCTACAAGGTCGCTTCGACGTTCTCGGGAGCAGGGGGCTCGTCTTTGGGGTACAGGATGGCGGGCTTCGATGTTGTTTACGCCAGCGAGTTCGTCGAGGCCGCGCGGGACACCTACGCGGCCAACTGGCCCGGCGCGACCCTCGATCCGCGCGATATCCGCGAGGTTACAGCCGACGATCTTCTGCGGCTTGCGGGCGTCGCCGCTGGTGAGCTTGACATCCTCGACGGGTCGCCGCCGTGCGCTGCCTTCAGCAATGCAGGGCGTCGCGCCGAGGTATGGGGCAAGGTGAGGAAATATAGCGACACCTCGCAGGTCGTTGACGATCTTTTTTCCGAGTTCGTGCGGATACTTCGCGGCGTCCAGCCGAAAGTATTTGTTGCGGAGAACGTAGCCGGGCTTGCCGATGGGGTGGCCCGTGGCTATTTCAAGGAGATCCTGGGCGAGCTAAAATCCTCGGGATACAGAGTTGCGGCGCGGATTGTCGACTCGCAGTGGCTGGGAGTCCCGCAGGCGCGGCGGCGGCTGATCTTCCTCGGGGTGCGAGACGACCTCGGCCTCGACCCTCGCCATCCGGCGCCGCAGCCACACAGGTATTCGATCCTTGATGCAATCGGCGATCTTGTTCCGACTGAGGCCGAACTGGCTGAGAACAGGATCGGCAAGTACGCGGTCGGGCATGAGTGGGACAAGATGCGCGAGGGCGAGGGAAAGTCCGACAAGTATTTTTCTATGAGTCTACCTGACTTCAACAAGCCGATGCCGACGGTACAGGCGAGCCACGGCCAGCCGGGGATTGCGGCGGCGTTTCACTCGCGCGAGAAAAGACGTTTTACGATTCGGGAGTGCCAACGGCTCTGTTCGTTCCCTGACGACTTCATTCTGACCGGAACATATGTGCAGCAGTGGGAGCGGTTGGGGCGAGCCGTCCCACCACTTATGATGAAGGCGGTCGCGGCAACTGTGGGGGAGATTCTTGACGAGACTAACTGATGCGTTGATATCTTCAGTGTCGGAGGTGGGCAAGGAGGTTGCTCTATTGTTTTCAGGCGGCATTGATTCAACCTCGGTGGGGTTGGCGGCGGCGGCGGCGGGTCGGGTTGTCCGCGCTTATACGTTCGTGATTGATGGACAGGAGACGATAGACTTGCGGGAGGCGCGACGGATTAGCGCGGAGATGGGATGGGATCTAACCGAGTGCCAGGTCAAGTCAGAGACGGTGAAGGAGGATCTTGACTACCTCGTTGCCCTCGGGTGCGTTAAGAAAACTCAATTTGAATGCACCTGGCCGTTTTTGAATGTCTGGCCCAAGATCGAAGAGGCTGACGTGTTAAGCGGGCTCGGGGCTGACGGCCACTGTGGGGTGTCTAAGACTGCACATATACGCTATCGCGTCCGTGATTCTCTGGAGAACATGAAGGCGTTCCGGGCTCAGCATTTCGCCGCGCCTAATATCGCGGGAGTTGTACAGCAGCGGAAGTTGGCTAAGGAGAATGGAAAGCGGTTCATTGCTCCTTATTTGGAACCAGCGGTTGCTGATTGCTTTGCAGAAAAGTCGTGGATTGAGCTGAATAAGCCCCAGCAGAAGTATTTTATCTGCGCGGCGTTCCCTGTTGAGTTCAAGACTATTGGCAGGCGCGATCATGCTAACCTGCAGCTGGTTGCGGGGGTGCCGCGGATTTTTGAAAAACTACTAGGAGATCCAGAAGTAAACAGAGGAGCGCGGACACGGGTGCTTGACCTATGCCGCGACCTATCAAGGAGAAAAGCATGACACAGATAGATCACACAATCCCTGGCGAAAAGTGGGAGTTTGACGCAGGCGTTACAGAGGTGTTTGAAGACATGCTGGAGCGTTCAATCCCCGGCTACTGCGCCATGAGGGATTCCGTTAACAAGCTGGCCCAGCAGTTCCGGCAACCGAATACCGCGATAGTTGACCTGGGGTGCTCGCGCGGCGATGCCCTTGCGCCCTTGCATGAATCGGCGCAGATGTTCAACAGTTTTGTAGGTGTCGATATTTCCGGGCCGATGCTCGACGTTGCCCGGCACCGTTTCCTCAATCACCCCGAGGTTAAGATCAAAAAGCTGGATCTGCGGACGAGCTACCCGGAAGCAGAGGCGTCGGTCACTCTTTGCGTGCTGACTCTTGCGTTCGTCCCGATTGAGTACAGGTGGAGAATACTGGCCGACGCGTACAGGGCGACGCGCCCTGGTGGCGTCCTAATCGTTGTCGAGAAGATCCTGGGCAGCGGCCCGCGCTTGAACAGCGTCTTTGTCGATACTTACTTGGGGATGAAGGCCGAACACGGCTACACGGGCGAAGAGATTGAGCGCAAGAGGTTGTCGCTAGAGGGCGTGCTTGTCCCGTTGAGCGCGGCGCAGAACATGGATATGCTCCGGGGTGTCGGGTTCGCCGAGGTCGACACCTTCTGGCGTCATCTAAACTTCGCAGGGTTCATCGCGGTTAAGTCTTAGACCGTGTCGGCGCCTAACCTAGTCCAGCTCAGGCCGCCGCCGCACCCGCCGCACCCGTTCGGCCCGTACCACCCGACCGAGGACGGCAAGTGGCGCCGGTTCCGCACGGACGGCCACAAGGTGATCCGCTTCATCGAGATGAAGTGCATCTTCACGAACGGCAAGTGGGCGGGGCAGCCATTCAAGCTGCTCGGCTGGGAGAAGCAGCTGATCATCGACCTGTTCGAGCTGGTGCCCGACGACGCGGTCGCTGGAGGCTGGCGCCGCCGCTACCGGACGGCGTACATCACGGTCGGCAAAAAGCAGGGCAAGACTGAGATGGCCGCCGCGCTGTCCCTGTTTTTCCTCGTTGCGGACGGCGAGCAGTCGCCCAACATCGCGGTTTGTGCCGCTGCGGACAAGCAGGCCGACCTCGTCTTCAACGCCGCCAAGACGATGGCCGAGAAGGGGCCAGACCTCATCCCGATGGTCAAGACCTCGATCAGCCGCATCACCGCGCGAGGGCAGACCAACGCATTCATCCAGCGCGTGCCCGCCAGCGGCGGCAAGCTCGACGGCCAAAACCTGTTCGTCGCCATCGCCGATGAGCTGCACGAGTGGACGCTGCCGCTCCAGGTAAAGACCTGGGGAATGCTGCGAGGCGGGCTCGCCGCACGAGAACAGCCGATGTTCATTCAGATCACGACGGCGGGATACGACAAGGATTCCACCTGTTACGAACAGTATGAGTACGGGCTGAGCGTCGAAGAGGGCAAGACCGACGATCCTACGTTTTTCTTCAGGGCGTGGGAGGTCAAGGGCGAGGTCGACCACCGCGACTTCGACCGGCTCATCGAGGCGAACCCGAGCATGGGCGTCACCGTGCAGATGCCGTTCTATGAGGACGAGGCCCGGCACCGCAAGCCGAACCAGATGCTCAGATATTATTTCAATCAGTGGACATCGACCGACGAGTCTTGGCTGCCGTTCGGAGTATGGGAGGCGGGCAACGTCGGGCCGCTCACTATCCCTGAGGGCGCCGAGTGCTCGATGGGATGGGACGCCTCGACCAAGACCGACAGCACCGCCCTGGCACTGCTCTACTGGCAGACGCCGGACGACGGCTCCGCGATCCACGTCTATGTCAAAGTGTGGATCTGGGCGGCGCCGCTGACCCCGGACGGCACGCCCGACCCTGGGTGGTCGCCGCCTATCCGCGAGGTGCAGAACATCATCCGCGAGTCCTGCCAGACGTACGACGTGCAGGCGGTCGGCTACGATCCCCAGTTCATATCCTGGGAGGCGAAGGAGCTTGAGCTGACCGAGGGGCTGCCGATGGTGGACATACCGAACAGCCCGGCGCACATGGTGCCGCCGACCGAGGCCGCGTGGGAGATGCTAGTTCACGGGCGGTTCCACCACGAGGGCGACCCCGAGGTCGCCCGGCACATTGAGCGGTCAGTGCCCTACGTGACCCGTGGCGGCGGCGAGATGTTAGAAAAATCAGCCCGAGGCGTTCAGAACGACGCCGCGATTGCGATCCTTAAGGGGTTCCGAGCATGGCAGAAGTACGAAGACGAGCTGGACGATACGCCCGAACTGTCGGCGCACGTTGTCGGGCGCTCCTGATACCCAAGTCGACGGTGTTCTGGGTGCTGGAGATCGGCGCAATCGCGGCGCAGTCTGGCGCCCTCGCGTGGTGGTGGCACCCGCTGGCCGGTGTTACGCTCGCTGTGACTTACATCTTGTTAACGGTCAACACTAGGGGATAGATATGCCCGCACTCGCCAAGGCGTTCAACATCGCGTTCAGTGGGACGCAGGGACAGATCGACCACGAGGCCGCCATGCTGAACGGCATCGCGGTCGGAGGCGGCGATAGCCGGGAACGGTCGCTACGGATGTCCGCCGTCTGGATTGCGAACACGTTGATCGCTGACGAGCTCTCGACCCTGCCGCTGCGCCTCGTCGCCCGCGAGGACAAGATTCGCCGGCCACAACGTCCGGCGCCCGTGCGCCCGCTATGGGGCGACCCGAACACCGACGACACTTGGCAGACCACGATCCAGTCGATGTCGATGGAGATGACACTGACGGGTGTCTCGTACTCCATGTTGGACTGGACGAACCGGGGCACATTGACCGGAATTTGGCCGCTCCAGACGACCGGATGCGCCCTGACTCGCGGCGCCGAGGGCAGCCGGGTGCTGATGCTGGGCAGCGGTCAGCACCTAACGAACAGGCCCGGCCAGCGGCCCGAGTTCTTGATGGTGCCGTTTTACAAGCTGGCGGGGGATATGGTGCCGATCTCGCCCGTTCAGGCCGCTGCGCGGCTGCTCGGGCTCGCTGAGGCGTACGACCAGACCGCCGCGAACCTTATGAGGCGCGGGCTCAACCCGAGCGCGATCCTGACGGCTAACCAGACAGTCAGCCCGGAGGTCGCTGAGGAATTAGGCGGGCGCATCACTCAGGCGCACGGCGGCGGCGCCGGCGCCGGTGGCGTCGTCGTGATCGGCGGCAAGGATGTCAAGCTCGAACGGATGACGATGAGCATGGCTGACAGTGAATTCCTCGCGCAGCGCCAGGACGTGTTCGACGTGACGATGGCCCTCTGGCGCGTGCCGCCGACGGTCGCGGGCATGGCGGACAAGGCTTCAAGCTGGGGCACCGGCGTCGCCGAGTTCGCCCGAGGTCTGGAGCGGTTCACGATCCGGGCCATCGCCAAGCGTTTCGAGGCCGCTATCGAGTCCGGCATCCTGCGCCACGTCAGCAGCAACCTCCAGGCGCGGTTCATCCACGACGCGATGCTCAGCGCGAGCCCGCGTGACAAGAACGCGATCCAGCGCAACAGCCTCGCGGCGGGCATGACCTCGGTAGAGCGGGTGCTGGCGCAGAACGACGAGGCGCCATTCAGCGACGACGAGACCGTATTCAGCCAGCTCGCCCAGGCCACCGACGAGGATCGCGAGGTCAGCCGGTTGACGGCGCGGGCCGCTGCGGTCACTGCGCTGGTAGCAACAGGCATCGACCCGGCGACAGCGTCGAGAATGGCGGGGCTCAGTGAGGGCAGTTGACCCAGGGCAGGGATACGGGATGCCGCTGATGATGGCCCGCGACCAGTCGGCGTTCGCGACGACGCCCGCCCGGACTCTCGACGGCGTTGTCGTGACGACGCTCTGGAGGCCGACGCCCGCTGAGCGCAGGGAGCTAATCGAGGGCGGCGCGATATTGCTCCAGGTGATTATCGGCGAAGGCGGGCACCCGCCCGTCAAACTCCAGGTGGACGGCGTCGTTGACATCGACGCGCACCGCGTCCGACACTGTGCAGGATAACGGAGATCGCGACCCATAACGTGGAGCGTGGTCTATGCGCGAGCGCAAGTCGATCCGGGCCGAGCTAAAGGCCGACGACAGCGGGGAATTCTCCGCCGTATTTCTGACCAAAAATGTGATCGACAAAGACGGCGACGTGACGCTTGACGGCGCATTCGCCGACGGCACCAAGGTCGTCGTCGGGGCGTGGCAGCACGAGATGAGCGACTTGCCTATCGGCAGCGCCACCATCCGCGAGGGCAAGGACGAGGTCAGCGTCGAGGGTAAATTTTTCCTCGACACGCCGCAGGGAGACGCCGCGCACCGCACCATCAAGGCTCTCGCGGACGAAGGGCTCGGCGAGTGGTCGTTCATCTTCAAGGCGGCCGAATTCAAATTCGGCGAGCACGATGACCAGCCGGTGCGGTTCTTGGAAAAAATCGACGTGTTCAGCGTCGATCCGGTGCTAGTAGGCGCCGGGGTGAACACCAGGACGACCGGAATTAAGGGCGGCGGCGACCTGCTGACGTTCGCAGAGCACAGCGACGCGATGGTGCAGTCGCTTAATGAGTACCTAGCGAGGGCCAAGTCACGCGCGGAGCTGCGCGGCCACGACGGGCGCTCGTTGTCGGAGGCCAACCGGGAGACACTGGGTAAGCTGGCGGACTCGCTGGCGGACATCCAGACGGCTCTGGACACGTTGACCCCTGAAGAGGTTAAAGATTCGCACCCGGCACTGATGCACGAGCTGCTTCGGTTCCGGGCATTCGAGGCACAAGGAGCTTAAAATGGCGTTCAACGTCACCATCGAGACCCCCGCGCAGATCCCTGGCTTGAGCCAGGAGCAGACGCGCAAGGCACTGTCCGAGCGGGCTAACATGCTCGCCGCAATTTTCAAAGAATCGCCCGACCTCAAATCCAGCGAGGTCACCAGCCAGTCGTTCGAGAACGACGGGCAGATGGCAACCTGGATCAAGAATGTCAACGACGAGTTGACATCCATCGGCGAGCACATGTCCACGTTCGACAACGCCAACGCCGCGAAGGCGAACGCTGAACGGGTCGCCGAGTGGCTTGACGAGCACCCGAAGGACGCCGCGAAGTTCATGCCGGGCGGCAGCCAAGCGAAAATGACCGGGCGCCCCGAGGGGTTCAAGACCATCGGGCAGGCGTTTACCGAGTCCGACGTTGCGATGGAGGCGGCGCGTCAGAAGACTCAAAAGTCGTTCGTGATGGAGGGCACCGACGCTAAGGCGTTCTTGGAGCGCAAGACCGATTTCACAACCTCGGCTGGCTGGGCGCCTGAATCGCTCCGCATCGGTCGGGTAGTGCTCGACGCACAGCGTGAGATCGAAGTCGCAGACGCGGTTCCGGTGTTCACGACCGGAATGGCTGCCGTGGTCTACATGGAGGAGACGACATTCACGAACAACGCCGCCGAGCGGAATGAGAACGCGGCATACGCTGAGGTCGCCCTGTCGCTCACTGAGCGCACGAGCACCGTGCGGTCGATTGGTGCATCCCTGCCGGTGACCGACGAGCAGATCGCCGACGTACAGGGTATTCGTTCGTACCTCGACGGGCGCCTCGTGTTCATGGTGCGGCAGCGCCTCGACGGCCAGCTCCTGACGGGTGACGGCATTGCGCCGAATCTAGAGGGCACGAACAACGTGACCGGGATTCAGACACAGGCGCTCGGCGCCGACAACCGTCCTGATGCTTTTCACAAGGCGATAACGGCGGTCAAAGTCACGGGCCGCGCCCAGCCGAACGTCGTCATCATGCACCCGAACGACTGGCAGGCGATCCGTCTGCTCCAGACCGCTGACGGCGCCTACATCTGGGGATCTCCCGCAGACGCTGGCCCGATGCGACTCTGGGGACTCCCGGTCATTTCCACCTCGGCGCAGACCGAGAACACCGGCATCGTCGGCGATTATGCCACGTATTCCGGGCTGTTCGTCCGGCAGGCGATGGAGGTCAAAACTGGCTTCGTCGATGACGATTTCCTCGATGGCCGCGTGACTATCCGCGCAGGCATCCGGGCCGCCCTCGTTCATTTCCGACCGGCTGCATTCGCAACCGTCACCGGCATCTAGCCGGTCTGAGAACTACGACACAGGGCCGGGCTTCGGCTCGGCCCTGTTACCGGTAGGAGAGCTTAATGGCTGCACCCAGCCCGATTGCGAACATAATCAACAGTCGCCCGCGTTCTTGGCAGAACGCCGGGCCTCCCACGTCCGGCACGTCCGGCACGCTCGTCAACGTCATCGACGCGGGCGGGCTCCTCTGGGACACGACCAATAGCGTGCTCTACGTCAACGAGGGCACGAAGGCGTCGCCGTATTTCACGCCGATCAACCTCGACCAGCACAACCTGTTCGGAGTTCATACTGATTTCCGTGACGGCGTAGGTAAGGCCGTCGCCGATACCGACGCGGCTGCAATCGTCGCGGGCTCCGGGCTCCGAATATTCGGACAGGGCGTCGCCGAAACCGACTCGGGCGCCGTGGCTCAGGCCGCAGGCGAGGGCAGCGCCGGGCTAATGCGAATCACCACCACCAACGAGGCGGCGCATACGCTCGCGCTCGGCATGGCGGCGGGAGTAATGCAGCCCGACCAGCACCAGATCCTCGTCATCGACGTGACCCTGACGATGGTATCCGCGATCACGGCTCGTGCCCTGTTCGTCGGTTTCCTTGGCACTGCTGCCGACGCCCTTGACCCTGCGGTCACCGGCGCCACAACGGTCGCCACGCTCGTCCAGGATGACCTATGTGGGCTCTGGATGGATGCAGGTCTGACCGATGCCGACCGCATTTTCGGCGTCCACAACAAGTCGAACGCTGCCGCGACTCAGGACTTGACCGCCGATGGCGACACGTCCACCGACCTCGCGGCTGCTAGTACTGAGCAGCGGTTCCGGGTCGAGATCGCGGCTGACGGCGACGCGACGATGTTCGTCGATAAAGCGCAGGTGTACAGCACGGCCATTGCTCTCGACATCGACGAGGAATGCTCGCCGGTCGTCTACCTGGAGAGCAACGCCGCTGCAACGAAGTCTGCCGACATTCGCCAGATCTCGATGTGGGCCAACCGTTAGCACCTAGCAGTGAGCTGGGCGGTGTGGATGGCGCCGCCCGGTTCACGTTGAAGGGAGGGCCCGATGGCCCAAGCCTATCCGATGCAGTATGACCTCAACGTGGCGGTCGCATCTGACGTTGATGCCGCCGTGGCCGCTGCTACCGACCTGCGGCTCGTCGGCTACGCCTGCCGGGAGGCAGACGGCACGCCCGCCGTGGCCGCGTTTAATATCGTGCACGCCGCGACCGGTGCCACGGGTGACAAGGTGATCCCTGTTGAGCTGGCCGCGAACGCCTCAGATCTCAAGATGTTCTGGCCTGGGATTCCGATGCCGGACGGTATCAGCGTTGACCATGTTGCC